CCGTACACAATTTACCATTGTGAACTATTGGCCAACCCATCCATGCCAAATCTAAATACAAGTAGTTCAACCAATTTTCCCAACTATGGGAAACTGCTATATCAGCATATTTTGACATAAAAAATAAAGAGTTATACCTATTTTCAATCGATAATATATTATCTCTTTTTAAATCCAATGATGTTACTAAATTATTAAAGTTTGTTTTAAACAAATTTCCTGCAGTTTTATTCTCCATGTTCGTAACATATATATGTTTAATTTTATCAGTGAATTTAGCATCTCGATACACATTTTCACATATCAAAACTGCTGGAAAAGCCCATTTCATAACACTTAAATTTGGTTCAAAAATAGCAATTTTTTTAGAAGTTTCAGAACCTTTTATATATTTATGTTGTTCATTGTCTATAAATTCAGGTGACCATATAAATGGGACCTCTATAGTATTACATCGAAGTAGTGTTTTCAAATAATGATGATTTGTATTTGTCATTTGTGGTATATTCCAACATTCATCAAATACATTGTAGCGTTGATATTCGGGAGTAATAAGTTTAACGTCTTTTAGTAAACAGGTTTCACTATCTTTTATAAAGATATTCCCACAATTATAAAAAATGTGCTTTGCTCCCAGATCTCTTGTTACTAAATATATTTCTGTTTTAAACATATAAGTAAATGTAAATATAATATCAAAATTCGCATTTAAAATATTTTCCTCTAATACATAATCAAACTTCATTTTATCCACTAAAGGATTGCCATTTATATTGTTAAATATAAAATAAACATCATACTTTCCTATATTTTTAAGCAGTCTATAGAAAAATATCGCATTTTGCCTTATTCCATTCGTAAATAAATCAACAAACTCTTTTGGACATTCAAGTGTGATGCCAATTTTTGGTTTTGCTTTTATAGCTCTTATTATGGTATGTTTATTATGAAGAGGCACTAATTTGTCTTTGTAATAATGTATTAATACATTTTCATTATCTACATTAATCATCTTTGCTGATTTTTCATCATTTATAAGTTCCAAATATAACAATGTATTTTGACCTACTTTGTATTGATCATATATTGGTCTTAATTGTCTACAAAACATCATATAGTTTTGTGATAATTCATTCACATCAACATGATATGCGTGTTTTAAAGCTTCATACATTATGATATTTTTCGCAGTACTTCCAATAAAACCATTGAATATTGTATTTTGAAAATAGGTTGATGCTACAGAAAAAAAATCATAATCTTTGGCTATGATATTTATATCTTGCTCTATCATCGCATCAGAATCTATAAAAACTCCACCTTTAACATATAAATAATAATATCTAAATAAATCAGCTCTATGTGCACCTCCTTTTATAGACAAAAATTTGTCCTTCATATTTGGAAATTCATCTAATGGATTTTCCTCAAAAAATTTGAATATATCTTCATCTGTAAAATGAATATATTCCCAACCAGGAGAACGTGATTTAATTAAATCAATAACATATTCTGCCTGTTTTGTTCTAGATGTCTGAAAAATTACCTTGGGAATTTTTGTCATAAACATAATAATAATAATAATAATAATTATATTATTATTATGTTTTTAACGATTTATTTAATTTTAAAGGAGTGTACCTAAATGTCTAAACTGATAAAAATTCTCTAATTTTGGTATCCAATACTTTGTAGCGATCATTTGATAATGCCTTAATTAATAAAGACCAAGGAGTACAACTTTGAAGCGATGTTAGACCCTCGTCACAAAACAAATTAAGAAGTGCTGGACTAAACCCTGACATCATGGATGCGTTCTTTTGTAAAGACAATGTGGGAAATCCAGAAGTCGATCGCAAGTTCCAGAATAAAATATGAGGCATCTTATATGGCTTTCCACATACCTTTATTCCAGCACACGCATAGCGCCCCTCAATGAGTTCCATCATTGTATTATCTTCTTCGCTTTTTGCCTCATCAATTTGCATATCCGAGAAAACAGCCAAAACCATATCCTCAACGTCTTCGGCAGACATCTGATTTGCGACAATAGCATCTAATATCATCATCAATGCCTTCGAAAAATTTGTATTTAATCCAAAATTAGCATTGTTCACATTTTTCACCATCTCTATAAAATTATTGTTGACGTCCAAATTGATCCACCTTGGCAGCGCACTAAATGTGAGAACACGTTTGCCTAACATTGACTTCTCTGCCACGCGAATTCCTAGAGCAATTGCGGCATGTAGCGGTTCACCATCCATTGACCCGGAAACGTCAACCATCGCAATCATTTTCCCAAGAGCACCTGTTTCTAAAGAATTATTGACCCACTGTGCGTTCAAAATTTGTGCCTCTGGTCCATCTATGTTACCAGCGTCAATTAATTTTAGTGCCTCCTTAGTGAAATCATTCAGTCCAATTCGCTTTCCTTTGATTTCGCACTCATTTCTGCTTGCCTTCGCAACAAATTCTTCGAAATGGTTGGCGCAAATAATCCGATCCTCTAATTCGGACCTTTGTTCACCATCCGCATTCAAATTCAGGAACGCCTTTTTTTGCTTGTGCATCGTAATTGATGTCTGATTTTCAGGGTCTATTTCTGACCACAAATTGGCACACTGCTTGATTTGAACCGTATCAAGTTGCCTATTTAGACCTGAAATGATCTTACGATAGTCCATCTTTGCCTTGGAAATTGCCTTATTTCGAGCCAATTCAGTTTTCGCAGTTACCAAATAGTTGGAAAAATATTGGATTGCCATTCGAGTAAACAAATTAGAGAATTGTGACTTCTCGCGTGGTACCCATTTGGCGGCTAGCGATGGCTTGCCACTGGCACTCAATCCAAGGTCTTGTCGTATTTGGTCATTCATTAATTCGATACCATATGATATCAATTGTTCACTGCTACTCGATGCCAAATTGCTGTTGTCCTGGAAGAATTTATATAGGTATTTGATGTCCTTCCAAGATCCATATGGATGTATAGTATCATTATTATCATCATCATTATTATTACAATCATTATTATCATTTAAAATGACAAACTGTTTTAGAGCAAACATTGCCAACTCATCGTCAACAACCTTAGACCATGAATTCAACAACATAAATGATAATGTATATTCACCTTTACCATCAATAATGTCACGAGTATGTCCGATCATTTTATACAGTATCGACATGTATTCAACATATTCTTCTTTCAACATTTTACCTGATGCGTTTCTACCTTGTAAATCAAGTAATAATTCCTCGGTTTGTCTGGCTAAATAACTGATATCCTTGGTTCTTGTTAATTGGAAACTTAGTTGCGCAATTCTTTCGCGAATGTCGTTTGACCAAGTATATTCAATATGTCCATTTTCGCCAATTTGTCTAGATGTATAGTTGTCAAGTGCTCCAATAAGTGCTGCCATTTTTAATGATACAATAATATTACAGAATGTCTTTAAATAGGTTGCGTTTAGTCTTTTTATTGTTACTATTGTTTACATTATTTATACTGTTAACATTATGATTTATATAAACACGTTTTGTAGTATTATGTTTTTCTGGCAAGTGACTATCTATTGATTTTGAACTTTTATCTAAGAAAATTATGATTAAATCATTCAAATCATGAAACATTGATATTGATTTATCAAAAAAAATATCATCTATGTTTTTAATTGATTGTAGAAATGTGTCACCGTTACTTTTACTATGGTCTGCCTTTTTCGAACTAAAAAAATTTTTCAAATTATGTGTCTCAATATTGATATTATACTTTAAAATAGACAACAATGAGTATTTTTTACAGTTAACAATACTATTCCTTTTAATCAGCCCAATTAGGTCCTCTTTAAGCAGGACATTTGGTCTCTTAAATAAATATTTTTCTTCATATAAGTTTGTGATTTCTTGGTTTCCATTGACATAAATATAATGGACCTTTGTAAATAACAGATTTTCTGGGTTATAATAACTTATTCCATTTGTATCCATTTTTTTAAACTCTTGTAGCCAAGACGCATCGAGATCGTCGAATGTATAATCCAAATCTAATTCGTCCTGTTGGCTCATTTTATAGTTTTTATTGTATTATATTTGTATCACATAATACAATCCATTTTTAAACCTATTTTATTCAGTTTCATATTCACTATCATCCTCATTTGTGTCAGTATCTGTATTATATTCATCCTCAGAATTATTATTTGATGTATTACCATATTTGGACTGATACGCGTTATCACCGTGAATAATATTATATTGTTGTTTTTCTTCTGCCCACCTGGCTTCCATTCGTGAAATGGCTAGATACATTTGATAATTCAAGCTTTTTTCTTGATATTCATTGCGTTTTTCTTCTACTGTTTTGGGACCATGGATGAGAACGCTTTTTCCTGCCTTGTTTTTAATAATATATGCCATGCCTGGTTTTGGAATAAACTTTTTCTCCTCAATTACTACGGTATTTGCTGTATTAACCGCATTTTTAAAATTAATTTTAGCTGGTTCCGATTGCGATTTTAAATTTTTAGGTGCTGCTAGTGTTGGAAAGTCGTTTTGATTTATTTGTATTATTTGGGGTACAACTGGTTTAACTTGTTGCGCTTTAGATGCTGCTACAAAACTGTAATTTCTGCTAGGATTTGGCGGAGGAGGAGGATAATCATTGTCTTGTTTTGTAGCGACAGGTTCTTCCATCAATCTGTCAATATTAAATCGCGTGTTTGTGTCTCGCTGTTTAAACACATTCTCCTTTGGAATATCATTTATTATAACATTTTCACCCTTTTTCTTATCATTTATTATATCATTTGTCTTCGTCTTATCATTTGTCTTCGTCTTATCATTTGTCTTCGTATTATCTTTTTGTAATTCATTATTTACAAAATTAAAACGGCTATTGTTGTTATTGGTCGATTGTCTGTTCATTTTATATTTAAAAAGTGTTTATAGTTTATAGTTTATATAGTTTATTGTTATATAATGTTGTCTATTATTCTTTAAATTATTTCAATTTATTATTTTATACAGAAATCAATTTAAAGACTAATGTCGATGTATATTTGTCTTCTAACAGCAATATTTATTATCATTTTATAATTAAAAAAACAAAAAAAACGATATATATATTTACAGAAGGCAGCAAAACAAAGTATTATAATTCATGTATAATGCCCTATTTTTATAAAATGGGTATTATATTTTTTAAAAATCTATTTACAAGTCGTCCACTGAAACCCAATCATCCTTAGTTTCTACATCTGTATTAACTAGATCTTCACTATTAGCTTCTAAAGACATAGTAATCTTCTCACATGTCGCCGACTTTGCCTCCTTTAGTAGCGCATCACGCTCTAAATCCTTATCTGTCGCAAATTTGAACCCTAGATCTTCCTCATAATCAAAATTCTCATCTTCGTTATCTATTTTCGTCGTGTCATTTTTAACTAATACCTTCCATTCTGCCGCAACTTCATTTCTTAATCTGATCTTGTCATTGTCTGTATATACCTCTAATAAATCACATTGTGGCAACTTTACCTTCTTTGTGCTCGTATTATCTTTTTCTTGTTTCACATCTTCCTTTTTAATGTCCCATTCTCTGATGCCAATTAGAACCCATGTGCCACTTTGGACAATATTGTCTCGCTTTCCTTTGCCTGAAAACTTGCCTCG